CATTCCAAAGAACAGCTTCCTCAGCAACCAACTGATAAATGGAATTATTGACCCGGATGAGACCGGAAGGACGCTGGAGGTTCAATAATTCAGAAACCTCTTCAGCAGTAGCATCAGACGCCTCAGCTTGAGTTTGTTGTATCAAAAACTGGGTCTCTTTAGAAACACCTTTCAACATTAATCTCCCGTACTTTTTATGCGACGTAGGCCCAGTAGCACCAGGAACATGTTCGACGACTTCAGCCCATCGATCATGTGCTTCCAACCAGCCAACAGGATCATTCCAATATTCTTGGAATTCGACATTAAGCACTTTGGAGACGTTAATAAGGGTCCGCCTCGTCTCAGGGTCCTTGAGAACCTTCTCAACGGCTTTCAAATCAAAGATCAACTCATGTTCAATGATCTTTTTATCCAAATTTTGTATACGCTCAATTTCAAACTTCTTCAACTTCACAATATTTCCAAAAGTTCTTGCAAAATACTGCATAAGTCGATTTCTGTATTCCAAAAAGCCAAACTCATAAGGACGATCAGGGTCGGGAACAAAAAACAACTTGGTGCCAGGCTCAGCAACTCGAACCTGCACCATAATCGGATCTTTAATAGCCAAATCTTCCAGCAATTTACTATGTCCCTTCGTATTCGGAATAATAACCAACCAAGTACGCTCATAAGTATCACGCGCCCAACTGATAAATCGAGCAACATAATTCTGAGCAGAGGCCTCAGCTCCTTCAGTGTCAAGAATCTCTTCTTCACCAGAGCACATGATCGAGTTAACCAAGACCATAATAACTTCGGCGGCAACAAAAGTATTAACCGCGCCAGCAGATGTAACTCTACCAGCGTAGTGCATCCCAACAAAAGAAAAACTGCCATCAACCAAAACTGGACCACCACTGGAACCAGGATGAGTAGAAGCAGTATGAGAACCACCAAGAGGAGAGCGAGTCGCAACTTTGCCAACCGCCCACAAGTAATCACCAGGAGGATAGATAGGGGTGAAGATTTTAACCTTCACATCGGGTTCATGTTTCTCAGCTTTTAACATACGAATGTCTTTGCAACAATTGTTTGTCGTGATCATAATACACAAATCCAAAACCCAAGACACAAAATACATCTCGATTTCAAACACCTTCTTAACACCACCCGGAAGCACATACTCCAGAGCGGCGCCAACTTGGGGCGTAACATGACCAGCAGTAACCAATACAGCAGCGCCATTTCGCGCTTGCATGACCTTAAACATGGTCCCTCTCAATTCTCCATTCTCATAAAAAAATGCGCAGGCATCATTACGATCCTGCGAAGCATGTAATGGACTAGAATCCAAAGCCGCCTCAGCAACATGTTCTTGCAAGAAGTGAGTATGCCTCGCTTCATCTGCAATCGCACGAAACTGTCGTACCAATGTATTCTCTTCAGCACTTTTCAATCTTGATTCAACATCTTGCGAAAATTTCAACATCGTGGAGGAAAGTTTTTCGAATTCTCTTTCAAATCTAACCTCTCGAGCAGAAGAACCCTGCTCCATTTGCGAC